TCTTTTAAAGCGTCCTTATCTAAAGACACGTATACTGTTTTAACATTGTTTTGAACTAATTTTAACATTAGCGCTTTGGAAAATGTTTTCCCAAGTAATGGTATTGCGTTACGTTTAATAGCAATAGCGTCAAAAATACCTTCACATAATATTACAGGTACATTCCAGTTTATAAAATATTCTAGTCCTATAATTTCGTTTTTGTTACATTTAGGCGCGTCATATTTCTTTTTAGAATCTGGATTGATGTCTCGAGCTATAAAGTAATTTAGTTCACCGTTAGCATCATATGATGGTATAATAACTCGGCCCCCATATCTGCCTTCTTCACAATAACCTATATTATACTTCAATATGTCTGCCTTATTAATACCTCGTTTTTTTAAATACATTAAAGCGTGTTTAGCTATAATATCTGTGCGTGCAAGATTAATTAGTGGTTTATATTCTTTAGGTAATTCAACTTTAGTTTTATCACTAACAATTTCTTCTTTCTGTGTGTAACCAAGTATTGATCTTAACTCAGATAGTTTTTCAGGAACAACTTTTATTTTCTTAAATAAACCAATCAGTGTTCTACCTTTCTTATTACATACCCAACAATGCCATGGATTTTCTCCTTTCATGTTAGGTACCATGTTCACTTCTAATTTAGGCTTATGATGGTTGCAGAAAGGACACTTATACGCGTAGTTATTACTACTCGTTTCTTTTCCTTTTCCTAGTACACTGTTCACTGTATGCAGTAAGGCAGCATTAATCATAACTAATAATATAACTAAAATATTTTATTAGGCCAAGTCTTTAGTGAAAAACTTACCTAATATATTATCATTATATGATCTAGTACCTGGAATTAGACACTCATATTTGCACTGGTAGTGCATTTCGTAGTATGTGAGTTGTTTTTTGGTTTTACAAGGCATGAGTATCATACACTCAAAATAATCCTCACCTAACACTCTAACTGATTCAAGTAGTTCCTTAGATGAACCCCAATATGTTTTCCAATCGCTTTCAACTCTAACTATTTCATGAGTTGGTTTACGACCTGGTGTTGATGGTAATTCAGCGAGTTGTTTTTTGGTTAGTTTTTTCTTTTTATTATACCAAAAGTATTTCTTCCCGATATAAAACTTACCATCTGTTAAGTTAGTGATTTTATAAACAAAACCGATATAATCTTCAGGATTTAATTTATCCCAGTAATTCCATTTCATAACATTATTTTATATAAATATTAAGGAGTACCTGTAGGAGTAGGAGTTGGGGTAGGAGTTGGTCCTGTGGTAGGAGTTGGTGTTGGAGTAGGTTGATATTCACTTACAAAATTCAAATCCCATTTCACTAAAAATGTTTGGTCTGTGTCAGGTGATAATGGCATTGGAGCCGCCATTTTAGCCACTGCTAATAACTCTTGAGCATCATTATATAAACCTACTGTTGATACATAAGGTGAAAATTCTGAACCTGAAATAGAACCAGTAGCGAAATTTTTTAATATACCGTAGTTATCTTGAGATGTAATATAAACCACACTTCCACTAACTGATGAACTAAATGGTGTTATAACACCTTGAGAACCTGATAGTAATGTTGAGTTATATGATGCGTTGAACTCATAGTCCTTTACAGTACATTTGATGAAAGTCTCATAAACAACGTGGTTGTTTTTAAACTTAACATCAAAATTTGGTACTATAGTTCTAATCATTTTTTAATTTATTTTAACAAGGTAAATTTTGGCATGATGATGGTGTCGCGTTAGCAACTGCTGTCACATCATAAGATGGAGGATTAGGAGATATATTAGAATCAAATTGATATTGATATCCGTCATCACCACACCACCATGTTCCTGAATCAATAGAACTTGGAACACGTAATATATAAGCACCAGGAGCACTATTTTGTTGACAATTTAAATATTGAGTTGCGTTATAATATGAGTTAGTATCTGGTGTTGGTGTTGGTGTTTCAGTTGGTGTCGCTGTTGGTGTTGGAGTAAATGTTGGAGTAGGTGTTGGGGTGTCAGTTGGCGGCACTGGTGTTGGAGTACTAGTAGGAGTTGGAGTTGGAGTAGGTGATGGTCCTGGTGTAGGCGTATCAGTTGGTGTTGGAGAAGGTGTTGGTGTTAATGTTGGTGTTGGTGTAAATGTATTAGTTGGGGTTGGTGTTGGTGTTGGTGTGTTGGTTGCTGTTGGTGTTGGGGTTGGAGTAAATGTATTAGTTGGAGTTGGAGTAACAGTAGGAGTTGGTGTGGGTGTTGGTGTAGGTGTAGGCATAAATCCATCAGGAATTATACTTAACACAGCTATATTTTGTTCATAAAATACATTACCTACATATGAACTCTGAGATAATAATGTTCCAATAGAAGAACTTACATTGCTGCCACTAAAAAATAAGTTATAATTTCCATCATCATATATCTTATAAGTAGCAGCTGAGGCACTTGAATAAGATAATTCAAATGTAGTTGGTAATATTTTTTCACTAGTTAACTGACGTGGGAAATTAATAACATAAATTATTGATCCATTTCCTGTTGGAAAAAATTTTACAGTATCTAAGTTACCTAACTCAACAAATCCATTATAATATGATGATGTAGATAAAGTACCATTATTTAAAATAGTACTTGATTTAGAACTTGTATCTACATATGTTGGCAAAAAATCAGGATAGTAAGTAGTATTTACCATGTCATAAACTAAACGATCATATTGACTGTTAGTTTCGAGCTCATTATAAGGATCAAATAATGAACTAGTAAATTTAACTCCTGGATTTACAGTTATTTGATAGTCAGCTAAAGACCCCGACTTAATATTCCAGCTTTTATTGGCTGTATATGGAACTACAAAGTAGTCTGATACGTTAATTCGTTTGAATGCTGACATTGGCGAAACATTAGAAATCTAATTTAACACGTAATAACAATTCCTTAGTGAAATCTTTTACTAATGGTTTGTTTAATTTAGCCACAGCTACTAAATCACCAGAGGTATTATATAAACCTACTGTTGTGATATAAGTTTGTGGGTTATAAATTAAAGATGTATATAGTAAATTACCATTAGAATCAATTACTGTTGGGTTTGTTGTGTAATTATCTTCTGCATTTTTAACACGTACAAAGAAGTAACGTGAAGATATTGTTTCGTAGTTTTGTAAGCGGAAATTAGCTCCTGTAGTTAATAATTCGTATACTTTTCTATTATTATAGTTGTAAGATGGATTTGCTGAAGCAACAGTTGTTGAACTATCTTCATTCCAAGTTACATTTAAACCACCTAAAGCACCAACTGATAAAGCAAGAGCACGTGGGTTTAGTATAACTAATCCTTCATCAGGAATCATAATACCATAAGAACCACTTACTGTATAGTTTGTAGAATATACACTATCAAAAGAACCACTTAATAATTGGTAAACACGAGATGTACCAATATAAGTAGCAGCTGTTGTTACAGTAGAATCATCAGTTAATTTTAAAACAGCACTACCAGTACCTAATGTTAATGTCATTGAGCCTGGATTGAATGATTCTTTAAAACAAGTTCTATTAACTGATAATACAATAATGTCTTTTGAAGATACAGTTGATGAACCAAAAGTAAATGAAGAGTTTTCATCTCCATAAATTAAAGTTCTAAATTGTCCAAATATATCTCTTGTTGGAGTTTTACTAGGTACTGCAGCGTTAAAATAAGCTGAACCTGAACCACTTATATGACCATATGCTACAGAAAATTGAACTACAGCATCTAGATCAGAAGAAGAGGTTTGGTAAACATCCAAATAGAATTTACCAGCATTAGATGATTCTTGAGCAGAGCTACTATAGTAAGTAAGTAATGTAGTTACATCACCTGTCCACATCGGAGATATGGAAGCATCTGAACTTACTACTGAATCATCAGGAGCGAATGGTGTGAATGACATATATTAATTAGGTTTTAATAATTGTTAAAGGAATAGTAACTCTAGCTCCACTATCTCTACCAATAGTTGTTATTGTAGTTGTGATAGTAGCACCTGGTAAAGCTGAAGTACCAAATAAAGTGTTAATTGTTGTAGCAATTAAACTAAATGAAGTACCAATTTGGCTTACTGATAAACTAGCTCCACTTGAATTTGGAACAGGAATACTTGTTCCTAATGAAGTTGTATCAATACCAGCACCTGTAAATGTACTTAAGAATCTTGAATCTCCCACAGTCATTAAGTAACCTGATGGTTCAAATGTTGAAACAGCACCTAAGTAGTTTAATGTTTGAGGAGTAATAGTTAACGCAGCTGATTGACGTAATGTCACAGTTGTGTATCCAAGGTTCAATACAGGTAACTTAGAAGTACCACGTGGTAAAGTTACTAACTTGTATTTTAAGTTTTGAGTTTCATCAGTGAATGCTTGTAACAAAGGCATTTTCTCAATTGCTTCACCAAAGAAAGCTGAACCTGATGGGTGATTTGGATTGTATAAAGTATAATCAATCTCATCATCAGCTAGTGCAAATTGAGTAATCTGAAATGATCCGTCGTTACGAGCCATTAACTCGCGGCCCTTCTTTGTTAACACGGCATCAATTGTTACTAATTGGTTGTTTAAAAATGACATCTTTTAATATGTTTTATATAAATATGTTACGGAATGAGAACTGTACTAAATATCTTGCTCTTCAAGTCACTCACAATATTAGCCATCTTAGCATCAACATCAGGTGCTAAGTTAGGATTTTTAACAATTCCTGCTGATGTTTGTCCAGAGCGTTTTTGATAATTAATTACAACATTTGTTTCATCTGGTATTCTTCTACTAATAATATATCGTCTAATACTACCAGTTTGATTAGATGTAAATTGAATAGAATTTAAATTTATATTACGATTCAAAGCAAATGATAATGTTGGGAATGTTGGGGTTGGAGGGAATACTTCAGAAATCTCATATTCTTCAAGTATTGAAAACCCTGTTGGTGAAGAACTTGTATTATATAATCTAATTAAATCACCTGGATTTAATTGGAATACATAATCTGCTTCTCCATATATTACAGATGGAGGAGTTATTGATTGGTTATAATCAACACCATTAAAATAAAATCCTTCACTAGTATAACTAGCACTAGTTACACCTGGGTAGTTATTAGATAACACTGGTGAAGCATATAATATGTTTGATGAACTTAAATGTACTGAAAAATATGGTCTATTATCTATAGAAGAAGTTACATAACTAGTTGGAGTGGATGTACCTCCTGGAATTAAAGGTCTAGTTGAAAGTACCGCTGTTATAATAGTTGATTGTATAACAGGAGGATTATAATAATCAGTATATCCTGTATTATATATAAATCCAGTACCATCACTATATCCTGTAAATAACTGAACTGATCTATTAAAGAAAGTTCCTACTCCATCATTTAAAGTTAATGTGTATCCTACAGTAATATTTTCAACTACAGTTCCAGGAAGATAAGTTATAGTTGTTATTATTTGCCAAACTCCAGCATTATAAATAAGTCCATTTGTTATAGAAAAATTTGTATTAAATGGAGTATATGTACCAGCTAATGGTATAGATAAAATTCTAGGTTTTACTAAATTATAAATTAAAACTCCCCACTCTGTTCTATTCCATAATACAGGTTCAAATTTAAATCCACCAGCAAATATTTCTTTATTGCCATCTAATAATTGTTGTTTAGTTGGATTTTGGTTGTCAAATAATCCTATATTAATTGTATTTTCAGATCTAAAAATACTTTGTACTTGATATAAGTTATATTTTTGATCTTCAGTTAATAACTCATAATTACGCTTTGTTAACTCAGTTAATGAACCTGTCTCATCAATTAAGTATTTGATATAAACATTACTACGTTCAGGCATTGAAAGTAAATCAGATCCTGAGGCTACTATTTCACTGAAGAAAGCAAATTGTCTTGTATTTTTGTCAATAGTAGCGGTTTTACCAAATGTAGTATCACCATTTGAAAACACATTATATAAAGCACTTGTTGTAGTTGATCCATTATATCTTGGTCTTATATGACGTTGATATGAGTCTGTAAAATCTTGATATTGGATACTTTGAGTTACATTAGTACCATTTTCTAATGTTGTTAGTAAACGTCTGTTACTTGAAGTTTGATTTAATTCAACATTATTTAATAATGGGTTATAATCTACATTCCAAATACTTTCAGAGTATGAACTTGTATTACTTGGATTATACCCAATAGCAAAAGGATTATAGTTATTTATATCAAAATCATCATGTATGAAAATAGATGATGATGGTAATTCACCAGTGAAGAAATCTCTACCATCTGATAACATTGTTACTGGTCCTAACTCACTATTGATAGTATAGTTGTATATAGATTGACTATAATTACCACCATTACTAGCGGTAATATGAACCATGAGTATAGAGCCACTTAAGTTATTTTCTCTTTCAACACTAGGATCTTCTATTTTAACAACTGGTCTTTCAAGTAAGTGAGGTTTAATAACAATACCTGTAGCTAAATTTGTTCTAGCAGGTGTAAAATCTTTAAGTGTTCTAAATAATGAGTTGTGGAAATACTCTATTAGATTAATAAAATCTTTATAGTTGTATTTATTTACATATTTTTTAAAATAATCCTCTCTTAAATTATCTAAGTCTATATAACTATTACCTGTTGGATCACCTATAAATTCATCAATTGTATAAGTTGAACCAAGTTGAGCAATGATATCTTTATTGATTTCATCTTGAGGTGATAAACCAGCATCAAGTAAATGTATATCTTTTGAAGTTGGAAGTATAGGAGATAACTCAATACTCTTATTAGGCAATAATTGAGTACCATATAAACTACTACTTACAATTCTAACTTTATCAGTTACTGGATTAGCATATCCTGAGTTAGCTACATCAGCATAATATGTTTCAGTAAATGAAGTATAGTTATTTTTATTAGTAAAGCTAGCAAATGAAGCTGTCCAAGCTTGAATTGTTTGATCTGGAGCTACAGAAGCAACAGCTGTTGTTGTGGTGTGATTATAAGTGTATAAATCATTACCTAAAGCAAATCTAGCTGCTAAGTCATTATAAGCGGATGAAGTATAATTACCTTCAAATGATTCAGGATTTAAAACATGTGAGTCAAAAGCTGATTCAGATATATAATTAGACCACAATCTTGCTTCTTGAATTGAACCACTAAATGGATAAGAACCACTACCAAATGTAAGTGTTGTTCCACTAGTGTACCAAGAACTATTTTGAGTTGTAGTTGTTAAACTAGCACTTGCTACGTGTCCTATTTCTCCCCAAACATTGTTTTTAACATAAACAGTATAAGTTTGAGAAGTACCCACATCTCCTATTCTTAAATCAGGATTTGATCTTTGCACTAATACACTATACCAACTAGTATCATTATCTGATCCAGTTTGGAATACAGGTACAGTTGAAGATGTTACTGAAGTTGAACCTAAAGTAAATTTAAAATAACCAAAATCTCCTACACTTCCTGAATATATAGAGTCATTTGATCCAGTAGCTGTATAAATTACATTTAAGGAATAGTTAGCTCCATTATAAAATAATGATTGAGTAGTAGAATAACTTGGTGAGGCTTTAAATCTAAATTCAATACCGTTTGGAGCAATATCACTATATCCTGTTCTAGATAAACTTTGTGATGTATAATTCCAAGGTATACTTACAGCACTTGATCCTGATAATTGTAAAGCATAAGTGAATCTGTCATATTCATATTCACTAGTAGATTCAGTCTTATCAACACCACCGTATTCAAGATAAGACATTATTGTAGTTGGAATACCAAATACAGTGTTTAAGTATTGAATAAAGCGAGTTGTACCTTTAGATTTAAGTAATAAAGGTAAGTTATGATATAATCTCTTATAAAATGATTTTTGTTGATCTTGTCCAGCAGTTTGATATTGAGATGCTGTTACTAATGTCTGATATGAACCTGTGTTAGGTAAATAAGTACCATCAGGATTTACTCCATACAAATATTGGAATACATCAGTACCATCTTCATCAGTATAAACATTTATACCTAAAGATTGTAAAGCAAAGTACACTAAATCCTTAGATATACCTTCAGTTAATTTATTTTTAGCTTGATATAAGTCAGTTATAGCTTTAGTGTAAAGCCAAACCTCATCAAACATTGTTCCTATTGAACCTATAAACTTAAATAAGTTATCGTTACTTGTATCCTCGTTTATATAAGTTGGTAAAGCGTATCTTAAATAGTTTTGATTATCGTTATCATAAGCAGAAGCTGATACTGATTGACTAGTATAGAAATTTAAACCTGGAGTTGAAGCAGCTGACCAGTTTATATATGGTTTAACTGATGTACTCTTAGGCCATGTTTTAGAACTAGATTCAAAGTAAAGATAAGATTCATATCCATCAAATCCTTGTACAACACCATCTATCTTATACTGATAACTTTGAGCATCAGATTGAGCAGTTGTATTACCAGCTGAAGCAGCTGAAGCACTAGCTGATGTATAAGTTTCAATTAAGTTTAACTTATATTTAAATCCATCTAATCTTTGTTGAGCTGAAGAGAAATGAATAAATGATTCATAATTAGTATAGTCAACATTTATTTCAAAATTAGATGAACTAATATATCCAAGTAAAGACTGTAATTGTGAGTTTATACTCACATTAGATGTAGTTAATTTATTTAAGTTATAATAACTTGTTGGATTAACTCTCACATCATCTAACTCAATATCAAAATTAGGTCCACGTAAAGATGGAAATACAAACTCTATAGGATCTTGAGTAACATTAACTTGGAATAGCTGACTGTTAGATATTTTATCAACTACACCTACTAAAGCTGATAAGTTTATTTCAGGGGGAAGTGGATTAAGTAATTTTATTAATACACTAGATGGATTTGTGTTTTGATCTAAAGCTATATTAATAGCAGGAATTAGACTACCAAATCCTAAATTGATATAAAATTCTTTAAAGTATCCTAATGATTGGAACTCATTTATAAATTCTAAAGCACCTTGAGTTAATACCTCATTAGAAACATTGTTTGTAGATAATCTAATTTCAGTTCTATCTGCTGAAATTTCTTTTATAAAAAATATTCTATCATTAGTATTAACAATCTTAGGGCGTAAGATGTTATATTCAGTCTTATAGTCACCAGTATTAATACCAAGATTAGTTAAGTCTTTTCCTGGATCAAATTCTAATTCTTGAACTAAAGTAGTTTCACCTGTAAAAGTTCCTGGTAGTTTATAATTACGAAATGGACTAACTTGAAATAAAAATGTGTTTCCTAAATTATAGACATTCATTTCTACATAGTCACCAGATACACCAAAGTTTCTAGTTTGGTTAACTGTACCAACTAAAGCAGCTGACGAGCCTGATAGTATGTTGTTGTCTATAAATAGTCTTGTAACAGTTGTAGTAGCCATAATTATATTTCTTCTATTTCACCAGGATTAAGACCTGTTACTTGTAAAATTTGATTTTTTAACTCAACATTTTCTTGTCTTAATGAGTCAATTTCAGCTTGTAAATCATCTAGAGATACACCTAAATATTCTAAACTTTTAGTTGCTAAACCTAGATGAGAATTATCTGATCCAGATGGTGGAATTTCAAAAAACAATAAATCATATTGTTCAAAAAAACCATTAACATCTAAATCAGGTGTAGCTACAGTTTCAGTTGATGTAGGTACTAGTTGAGTAAACTGGTTATTAATAACATTGTTAATGTCATTACTATATATAGTTTTCTCTATTTTAACTATTTCAGCCATTATTCAACTGTTTGCATTACTTTAAAATAATAGTCATTATCATAAATGTAAGTACCACCATCAATTATAGATTTGATTTGTACTTTATAATAACGATCAGGTTCTAAACCAGCCATATGTAACATAAAGAAGCTACTTGTAGCATCATTACTTAATTTAGTGGCTGATGTATCAAAATCTATTACTTTAAGATTTGTATTTAAATCTATAATTGAGTAATATGATTCAGTAGGTAATAATTTATTGTATATGTAAAGAGAACTAGTTACAAATGTTCTAGCTGGATATCTATCTTTAGCATATATTCTTAACTTAGCATATTCACTATCATAAAATACACTTTTATTATTTGTTAGTGATACTAAGATATTGTTATTACCTACATATGGGGTTGATCCTGGGTTGAATGTACTATCATTCCATTTAAACTCCAAACATGGAGGATAAATTGTGTTAGTATCTCTAGAGAAGAAATTAAATGTATATTGATAATTATAATCAAATTCAATTGAACCTGTGTTACGAATAATAAATCCATTATTTGGTATAACACTGGCTGTCCAAGCAGATACAATTGAAGTTACATCAACATTAATATCTTTAGTTGAAAAATAATTAAATGTTTGTGATGCTGAATAAGCATTATACCAGGCAGCACCTCCTGAATTTCCCGCGTAAAATGAAGATGAAACTCCAGCTGGTAGACTAGTCACAGTCCAAGCATTTGTTTGATTTGCACTTCTATATTGCCAACTAGCTCCATTATCACTTTCAGGAATATTATTAAAACGTCCTGTACCCATGTCCCAACTCTGATATAATGGGTTAATATTGATATTAAAATTAGTTGGGATTCCGTCTACATGAGCATTATATAATTTTAAAGATGCTGTATAATTAATTCCTGATTTAGATATAGCATCAGAAATATCATCATTATCAAATTTAATTAATACACGGCTAGTAGATGAAGACGCATAAAGGTTAGGCGCATTTTTAGATAAATCTAAAATAGCGTCTAACCCTGCGTTTAGAGTATTATAATCTGTGTAGATTGTTGTGTCCTGAGACGGAAATATTTTATAAACACCCATTTATATTAGTATTATTCTAGTATAAATATGGGCTATTTATAGAAATTACTTCAATAAGTTATAATATTCCTTAAAGTGTTTCTGACGGTCTGGTAAACCAATTGTACCACCATTAACACATTTAGTCACAGCTAATACAGATGCGTCAGAAGCATCAACACATTTACCTAAGCAGTTCTTAGAGAAGAACCAAGCGGCTGATAATAATGGGTATTTAGTAGCAACTAAATCAGGATTGGTAGCTATATCTTCATTAATAGCTTTACCAAATGCTGTGTAGTTATCTTTACCAGTTAATTGGATATAACCACGGCCACGGAATTTATATCCTTCACCTGTAGCTTCAGCACCATTACCCATACGACCACCATAAACTAAGTTAGCAATTTTCTCTGGTTTACGCTCGTATAATTTAGCTTTTTCTTCTGTTGGGAAGTATTTTTTAAATATGGTATTTAAACCTTTAGCTCCGTAATTTAAATTTTCATTAACTACTTTAAAACCACCTGATTCATGACCACATTGAGCTAAAAAGTGAGACAACTTAACAGCTGTATCAATTTTAAACTTAGTCATTACATCTGGAATTTGAGCGATTACACTGTCTGGAATGTGTCCTTTTAGTTTATTTAAGTCCATATATTTAATTTTTAATAAGTTACTACTCTACCGTAAATATCAGTGTTAGGGAATCTTACTTCAAAAATCATTGGGTCTACTGAAGGATAAATAACTCCTTGTTTTGTAGCAGCAGCTATATCATATGAGTATGGAGAGTAATTACCACCAGCTAAGTTTACAATATTTACATTAACAACTGATTGTACGCCTTTTACAGTACCAATTAAGTTATAAATGTTAGATAAAATAATAGGTTGGTTAATACTCCATTTATCTATATCAAAATAGTTTTGTAGTTCTGTTATAGCTTTGGTTAATACTTCTTGTGAGTTATAAGCTGGTGATACAGTTATATCAAAGTTTACCTTAATATTAGCATAATAAGCATCTTTAATTAAAATAGCATCACTAGCAATCTTATGATAAGCTAAATATGTTTTTAAGTTTTGCTTAATAGCGTTTGTAGCTCTAGTTATTTTATCATCAATATCAGTTGATAAGATATAAACTGAAAGAGCTAATGGATTATTATTTATAAAGTTTTGTCTGTCAGTATCATTAGTTGTTATATAGTCTTGAGCAACATATGCTTTAGCTATATAACCAAACTTAGCAGGCATTGATAATGTACGAACTAAATAGTCAGCCTTAGTTACATTTCTATTTTGAGTAGGAAAGTTAGCTAAAGCTTGCAAACGAATTTGTTCTGTTGTTTCACCTGGTCCACCACCTGAAGATGGATTAGCGTTATTAAAACGAATTGAATTTCTCATAGATGTAACTAGGTTACCATCTAAATTATAAGAATCAATAAATGTATTTATAGTACTATTAATATTAATATCATCAGATGGTAAATTAGTTTCAATACCTCCTCCTATAACATATTGAACTGTTAATGTTGTATTTGAAGGAGCAATACCATACTCATTTGTATATAAGAAGTTTGATGGGTCATAAGCTTGATTTAACTTAGAAATACCATCAATTATACCTAAACCAACATTATCAGGATTAGGTAAAATAATTTCATCTGGAGATGAAGTTACTCCACTTCCAAATTCAAGAGATAAATTATTATCATCTTCAAAACGAGTAGCAAAACGTCTTGGTACCTTTTTTAAACGCAACATAAAACGAGCATTATCATCTTCATCAGCGTAATTTGGTTCGTTTATTGGAGTGTTTAATGATTCATCAAATACAGTATCTTGAGCTAAGTAAGGTACTTCATACCATTGATTTCCATCACTATCTGTAACACCTAATATTTGAATAATATTAGAATCATTTATAGTTATAATTGGAAATTGTTCTGGGCTGCTAAATATAAAATCAGTTGTTTTAATAGTACCTGAATATGCTTTTACTTGTTTTTTAAGTAAGTAAAATTGTGGGTTACCTAAACCATCATATTGATATATAGTTACATTGGTTGAATCAAATGAAGATGAAAAACCAAAGTCAACTAATTCTTCAGTTATAAAAGTTATAGTTGGGTTTGATTTAGATTGAACAGTTGAACCTTGTTCAATTCTAAAAGTATAACGGTAATCAGGATTATAATTAGGAGCACCAGTTGAAGGTATTTGTTGATAAACATCTAAAACAACCGTTGAAGCAGTAGTTACTTTAGGTCTATAACCTAAAGCATAAGCTAAAGCTATAATATTTCTTCTTTCCTGAGCGTATAAAAGTAAAGTTTCTTGTAATTGATTATCAGTGTAAAATGACAAAATATCACCTACATACGCTGCCATTTCAATAAACATATTACCAGGAGAAGATGGACTGAAGTCCATATATGTGTTCTGGAAATATGTTCTAGCGTAGTTAATTAAGTCTTGTCTTAACGACGTAAAATCTTTATTATAATATTTTATATCTGGAGTGTTTGCCATTTTTAAACTAGATTATTTAAACCGTTTGTTTCTACATTTAGTACTATATTTTGGTTTTCTTGATTTAACTGGTAGTTAATAGATATAGTTACCATGTTATAATCAGGATTTTTCTGTAAAGTGATTGATTGTAAAATTATGTTAGGTACATAAGCTAATATTTCATCTTCTAATCTAGCTATTACAGATTCAAAAGCGGCATCATCATTAGCCTCAAAAATAGCACGTCTAATATCTCCTCCAAAATTAGGATCATATAAACGCTCACCCTTATTAGTTAATACATAATTAATTAAGTTAGATTTGACTTGTTCCTTAGTTGTTATAGTAGAATTAAAAACATTAGTACTATTGTTATATAAAACACTAACACCAATGCCTCTAGGTTGTCCTATGTCTTGAGGATTAAGTCTATATATTTGTCTAACAGCCATTAAATTTGTCCGTTTTGTTTCATTTTACTCATTAGTCCTGAAAAATCAGGTACAGCATCTATTCTAACTGAGTTAATATCTCCAGCTGGTCTAGAACTGGCTAACATTTGATCTACACTATTTACAACAGGTATATCAACAGGACCACCAAAACCTTGAGCCATATTTGAATTCATATTAGCTACTGAGCGCCAATCGCTGCTTGTAGCTGTTTCATTCAATATCTCATTTAATATATTGTTATTAGTAAAGTTTACAGGTTTGAGGGGCTGTGTAGGTTTGGCAGGTTTTATTGATTCAACCATGGAATTTTTCACTGTGGTTTGTTTGGTCTCTGCCACCACTGGCTTGGACTCTGGAGTCTCAAGCAATATTCCAAGCTCTTCCCTTACAACAGCTTGTACCTCTTCGCGTATAACCTTACGTAATAATTTAATAAATGTATCAGCTTTCATATCTATAAATATTTTATTATCCAAGTATTGATTTAATTTCTTCAAGTAATTGAGCATCAGTCTTAATACGACTTGGTGCTGTTTGTGTTATTTTTAACTTACTAAATGAATCTAATGCCTGATATTGACGTTGATTATTAGGTAATGTTACTAATTTAAGTATATATGTTTTACCATTATTATTTACATAATTCTCATCAGCTGGTACTGATATGGCAGTTCCTGCTAACGAAGCTTGTAGATCACTATTATTTGATGATGTTGGATTAGAGTCATTAACTATATTAAACTGTAACTGATTAATTCTAATTTGAATTTTAGATAACATTTCTTTAAAGATAGTTAAAAATAATTGAGCAGCAGTTATAGCGGCTTGATATGTATCAACTTTTTTATTATCTTTTTCTAATTGTTGTAATTGTCTTATAATTTGGAATAAAGTAACACCCGCTGTTGGTTTAGCACCTCCTGGTGATGGAGCCGCTAATTCAGCTGATATTCTGGCTAATTTAGTTAATAATAATTTTTGTTTAATTTTAATATATATTTTAATAACAGATAAAGCTATATTTAATCCTTTAATAACATTATTTAAAACATTAACTATATTTTGAAGAGTAGATACAGTTCTCTTTAAATTAGAAACACGTCTATCAAAATTATTTTTAAAAATAGTATAGTTACTTGAATCATTAGGTACAAATGTGAATACACCATTTTCAATAGTTAATGTACCTTTATTTTGAAGTTGTTTCTTAGTGTCTTTAGTTAATTTTTTAATTAATAAATCTGCTATATTTTCAGCTCTAACAAACGACATTAATACAGGGGTGAGTAAACCTGTTATAACACCTTGAGCGCTTTTGGCGGTTTGTCCAACTTGATCTTTTAAAAATCCTTTTTTATCATCAAGTGATTTTTCAAACTCACCTGCTTTTTGTTTTTGTTTTTCAGATCTTTTTTTAATAGCCTCAGCTGTCTTATCATCTGGTTTTCTATAGTTGTTAGCGTTAGGTAGATTAGATGTAAAATTTTGTAATTGTTGAGGAGTATAATTTTTATAAGTGTTAATAGGTACATTATTCAAAGATGCTATCTTTTCACCTGGTAGATTTTTAATAGCATCTACTTGAGCAGGAGATAGTTGTTTTATTTTACTAGCATCTAAGTTAGCAGTAACATTCACAGGTACATTATTTAAATTACCTGGTTGATTATACTGTGGTGGTGTGGTTCCTATTGTTCCCATTATATTAATGATACAGTGTCTGATTTAACATTACCTGGTTCAGCTAAAGAATTTTTAGTATTTTGCATCTTTATTTTTAAATAAGCAGATGCTATAACAGCTAATGGAGGAAAATTAACAGCCGCCTCCATCATTTTACTATAATTAGATAAAGCATCATTTTGATCATTTACTGTTGTTTCTAAAGCATCACCTTTAACTACTGGTTCAACTGTTCTTCCTTTAGTACTATATCCAAGCTGAATATTAGGAGAATTGATTAAGAAGAAATTTCTAGGATCTGTTGTTCCTTGAGGTCCAACATCTAGTCTAACTGAGTTACCAGCTGAAAAGTGAGTTATACCTTTTGATTTAAATAATATATCATCATTAGTAGAGTTAAATACTAAACGATCAGATGATAATACTATTTGTTCCCCATTATAATTTTGATCAGCCATTATTAATAACTTTTGTTATATTTATTAAATCTTGTCACACCCCAACTAGCGTAAACATTTTTAGCTGCTGATAAAGAAGCAGGATCATCACATCCTGAAGCTACCCAAGTGCATCTATAAAGTTTAGCCCATGCGTCAGCGTCTGTTGCATCTAATAGTCCTTTAAAATTCATAGCTTGAGCTTTAGAAGCAACAGCTCTATCTATACTAGTAAAACCAGCAAATATTCTTAAACCATAGGCGTCCTTAGCTATATATCTAAAATCAATATATTGACTAACTGTTTGTCTCCATTTTCCTTCTGCTTGTAATCCAAATATATTCCAGTCATATCCTCCAAAATATCCATCTGAAGAAAATCTTCTAGAGGCTTCTAATGCTGTTAAAGAGAAACAGTTTCTAGCTTGTTGTTCTGTCAACCCAACACGTTTAAAGGCTGCTATTAAATCAGTATATGATATTAAGTCTTTTACAAAAGTTTCTTGTTTAACAGGTACTATTCCTCTATATCCATCTGGTAATTCAGTACCAGGTTTAGCTCCGGGAACTGGATTTGGTAAATGTATTTCTTGATTTTTATCTCCATCTACTCCTACTAAAACACCAGTGTTTAAAACTAATTTACCTCCTTTACTAACTGTTACATCTTTAGGTCCATTATATCTCACAGATGGAGGTTCAGTAGTTAAACCAGCAGGTATAGAAACAGTTGGTGAAACAATATCAAAGAGTATATACTCAGTTAATTGAACTGGTTCAATAGCAAATCCTGTTTCATCTAAGAATATAAATCCACCATCTTCATTAGGAGCGGGTTTTGAAGCTGTAGTTTCAGTTGTTGGTAATGAGGTTGGGGTTGGAGTAATAGTTATTGTAGGTTGAGGAGTTGGTGTTGGGGTTATTTGTTGATTAGCAACAATTATTTTATTTGGATCTGTTGTTTTAGATTCAAAATATGTCTCATTATTATTATTTCCTACTGGATAAGGAGGTAGTTGTCCTGGTGCTAGAGCAGCTATAAATGTACTTGTATATCCATCAATAGGTACATTTCCAAGGTATTTTTCTTGGTTTAGTTTTTGAAGTTCAGATTGTTTAATACCAGCATAAATGATAGTGTTACCATTAATGTCTGCTGTTACACCATTAGACTTTCTTCCTTCAATACTAACATCACCAGGATTAATATCTCTAAAAAATTGTCTTTCGTTTGCCATTATGGATAAACATTATCTTGTAATTGTAATTTAGCCTCATTAGCTAACGTGTCTATTATTTGTTGCTGATTTGAAGAATCAGCATTTAATCTATTTGTGAAAACAGTATTATTAGTACCTTTTTTATAAGCGGACATTACTATAGCAAACCCACTTCGTCTCCAATAGAGTTCAAATTCTTGTCCGGCTCTATTAGTGTAATTTTCTTTAAATGTTCCTCTAGGATCTAATGTAGGTGTTGGAGTAGGAGTTGGAGTAGGTGTTTCAGTAGGAGTTGGTGTTGGTGTTGGAGTTGGGGTAGGAGTTGGAGATGAAGGGGTTAGAGTAGGTGATGCATTAACTCCTATTTCATTCAGTTTATAATTTTTAACTGAATTTTCTTGAGGTTGAGGAATGTTTTGAGGTACTTTGTTATCATCAACAGTCATTTGAACTGAAATAGGTCCTAAAATATAGTATGTTGATTGATCATATTGGTTAGAAGGAGATCCAACTGTTTTGCTAGGGCCTTTAATTAAAGGAACTATTTCACCTACTTCAGGTAAACGAGTAAAGTTAGGATTAAAATTTAAAGCTTTACCTGTAACAACAGTTTTATTAACTAAGTTAGATACTTGTAAACTATTTTGAATTATTTCATATTGTATAGAACGATCTGGATTTACAGCAGTAACTCGTCCATACTGAATATTTTGAGATAAAGCAGGGTTAAAATTATTATTTCCAACACCAGTTGTTTGGTTATTGGCGGCTGTTATATTACCTGTTTTTATGACATTTTCAGCTCCCATTTCCTAATTGCTTTGGCTCTTCAATTTTAATACCACTAATTTCTTGGAATAATAATTCTTTATCTCGCTCACTTAATATACCACCATCACCACCATCACCAGGACCAGTTGACATAGCGCGTTGAACAATACCAGCCATTTTGATTAGGGCCTCGTCATTTTTAACAGCTATCTCCATATACTCTTTAAGTAATGGTACAAGCATCATTGCATCACCTGGCTCTTGAATCATTGGTTTGAGCTGGTCGATTAATGATTTAATTTCCTTTTCCTTACGAGACGCATTTTTATATATGTCTTCTAGTAAGCTTGAAAAGGTTTTGTCCTTAAATATAACTTGATTAAAATCCATCATTCCTATTTAATATAAATATGGAAGATGTAAGGAGTTATAGCGCCATAGTAATACGTCCATGTTCATAAAATTCATTGAACTTACGAACATATATTACTTTTAAACGCTTGATAATTTTAGTAATTTGAGGTGTTGATGCCTCAGTCATTTCCTTAATATAGATGTATAAGGCTTTCTTATTAAAAACATCAATATTTTCACTTTTACGGAATAACTCAACAATAGCATCAGCTATTTGAGCGTCACGTTGTTTAGGAAATAAAATAAATATATTGTGATCTACATACTTAGTGAATTGTTTTAAAAATGATGTTGGTTCAAGATCATTAGCTTTTTCACTAGTATTTACAAGATCAATCAATATTGACTTATCCTCATCAACAGCTTCAACAGGTGCTTTATCTTTTAGTTTCTTATAATTAGCATTATTGTATAGGATAAGATAGCGTTTAGCAATAGTACCAAAGTAAGAATAAGCTTTTCCTTTTGACTGGTCATACAGATGTAATTTTTCTAAAAGAAATGCTACTACCTCATGTTGGAGTTCAGGGATTGTATCAACTTCTGTATAGTAAAACTTAAAAGTATGAATGATATTCTCAGCCAATTTATGAAACGCGTAATTGATTTTTTCATTAAAAAGTTTATTTCGTTTTTTAGGACTTCTTAATTTTAAATACTCAATGATGGCATTTTCAGTTTCCTGAGTGAAATAATTAATTGACTGTTTTGGTTTGCGTTTACGGACAGTCCCCTTCTTCGTTAGCAATACTTCTTCACTCATCTTAGCTTTTTAAATAATGACTTAACGAATCTTGAATGTTTTGTAAGTTACGGAAGAAGAAACCAATCTGATCATCCGCTTTAAATGCTTCAGTTAAATCAACTTGATGTAGTTGTTTATTTGATTCCTCAACTATAGCGGCTACACTATCAATAATGATTTTTTGTTTAGTAGCGATTTGCTCTAATTTAGTTACTTTTTGATTTAAGTTCCAAATGATGTATCCAAATATTGTGAATACCCAAAGTACAATTGAAATAATTCCTAGTATCATATGTTTTTCATTAGTTCAGCTAAAGCCGGATTAGCCATTGTTTTAAGGGCTTTCTGCTTAACAGCCGAATTATTTTTATTTAATTTAAAATTATCTTTTTTAGATTCTTTAGGTTGTTCTTGCTTTGGTCCTAACAGTTTAGGTAACCATTCCATCTCAAATTCAACTCTGGCGGCTAATAAATCCGCTTGATGAACAACATAAATAAGTGAAGTACGTGGTTTAGTTTCTGGGTTGAAAGTGATTAAATATGGTTTGTTAGCTTCATCATATAATCCATCATGTAACTTAATAGCTAATGTTTCATTTTTAGTAGGTAAAATACCATTACTAATTAATAGATGTAACCCACGATCAGGAACAGTCATATACTCTAAACGATCATTAAACATATAAGTTTCATTCAACTTATCTCGTCTCCATTGATCTGTTTGTTCAATGTAAGCTGCGTTTTGTTCATCTCCAAATTTACCTAAGTCATGATTGATAGCTGAGAAAACAAGTTCCTCAGTTGTATAAGTATCTACCATTCCAAACTCACGCCATACTTGATCTATTTTAAGAGCAGCATCTACAACTCGGTTTACATGATCAATATAACCACCTGGGAAACAGTTGTGGTATTGTGGACGATGTGAAGCAGGCATCATAACAAAACGCTCTTCATGTTTGAGATAGAAGGCTTTAAGTTGTTCACCTCGCTCACCTGAGATGTATGTGTCAATAGTATTTAAAAACTTAGTCCAATTAGCTTGAATTTGTTCTGGTGTTAGCATAACTTTTATTGTTCGGAGTTAATTAATGTTCTAATTTCTTCAACTTTATCTTTTAATTTACTAAGCATTTCTTTAGCTAGTAATGATGTAAACTTAGGATTTGAAAACTGTGATTCAAAACCGATTAACATGTTTTCAAGTTGGTCTAGTTTGTTTTGTACTGGTTGTTTGTACCTCATATATATCTTTTTATAATATTAATTAAGTCTGGTATTGTATCAAATGTAAGTAATTTATCTGATGTCTCCAACTCTGTTTCTGAGACGATAGTAATTACTTTAACTCCTAAGTCAAGAAACACAATTGGGTATGATTTAGTTTTAAATTTATCCTCTATTTTATCAGCAAATTCAGGAAATTTATAGGCATCAATATTCTCATAGGTTAACCCGCAACCGTTTAATTCACTCTTTAACCACTCGCAATAATCACAATCACTTAACGTCAATAACCTTATTCCTACTTCACTCTTATTACTCATAAGTTACTTATTAGTGCTCTAAAAAAATATGGAAAATTTCTTGGGAGGCCAAATTTTTCTTGATGTTCATATATAAATATATAAGAGAGGTAAGCTCACGCTTACCCCTCAGGCTAATCAACACCAACATTATTTGGTAATATATTTAACCAATTCTTTATTTAACATCATCAGTTTAAATTTGCCTGGATTACTATTATAAATTGATTTAACCATATTATAACATACGTCAGTGGCGAATATTTTTTCGGTAACAATTTTACTGATACGTTCAATAAGTGGTTTTTCAACATTATTTTCTTTAGCATAAAACTCTAAATAGTTAGCAACCCTTGTACCTAATGTTGAGGCGATATCTGCTCTATATGCTTTATCTTTACCTACTAGACCTTTAAGTGTATTAAGTACATACTGTTCATCTTGTGTCATGATATTTTCTGGTGATATCATTTTATCCAATTTGTTATTAATGAACATAGTAAACAAAGTACTAAACTCACTACCAACTGAACCCTCACCAATCATTTGAATTAATGGTAATTGATCTTCAAATGTTTTAATTGAACTAATACTATTAAAGAACATACTAACACTTCTGCTGTTAATTTCTTTAGTAACTAACTCTGGATGCATCAATAAGAAGTTAATACATCTACCATCCAACTTATTTTCTTCAGCCCACTTACCCCAACATTTAAGATCAAACTTTAAATTAACACTAATGAATCTCGTTTTTTGAGCGTTGTCAATACTGTTAACTAAGTAATCTCCATTATCAGGATTACTTGTTAAGATGATATGCCAATCTTTAGGTAACTTCCAACTAATATATTGTTGTCTATCAATTAACTCCATTACAGCTTGAATGAACCTCATATCGGCGCGATTCCAGTCATCCAATAATAGAATACCACCATTATCTTTACCACTAATCCATTCTGGCGGACAATAACTCATACGATTTAAACCTGTAGTTGCAAAACCTTCTTTACGATAGTCATCAACTGCATTTTCATCTACCCATACTCTATCTTTAGTATCGGTCATTTCAAATTGACGAATTGGAAAACCAACCAAGTCACCAATTTCTTCAATTTGTGCAAGATTTAATTTAACAAAATTCAATCCTAATTCATTTGCTAACTGAATAATAGAAGATGTTTTACCAATACCTGAGTCACCTACTACTTCAGTACTCACCATTGGTTTATTGTTTTCTTGTAGATAACGATTGTTATCAATAATGTGTTTCAAAAAGTCCTTTAATTCATGGACATTTAATGATACAGTTGCGTTTGTTTTTGATGTTGATTTCTTAGCCATTTTTCTTATTTTTTAATATAATTAAATTTAAGTTATTAATTAAGGTCATGCAATTTGTACTTTAGCACCAGGTAATTCTTCATTAATTCTTCTTCCTGAACAGTGAACCCATAAAACAGGTTTACATGGTTGTGTCTGTTCAATACTACATTCACCATCAGTTAGATAAATTAGGTTCTGATATTTGTCTTTATGAGCTTTAAGATATTGCATTACTGGTTCATAACTAGTACCTCCACGGCCAGTTACTTCTTTAGATTCCTTAACTTCACCTTTATATTCATAAACACGTCCAATTGAAGCATCACATTCAATAACAGTTACTTCAGTACCTGTTTTATATATGTGATGAATTTCACTTAAAAACTCCTTTAAGTCGTCTTTAGAAACTGATCCTGATGTATCAATAGCAACTAGTGTATTTTTTCTTTGTTTAATTTTAAGGGCAGGATTACCATAGAAACGTTTATTTGGTTTACGTCTTGTTTTCTTAGTAAATACCTTACTAGCCATACCATTAAAACGTCTCAAATATGCTCTCCAATCAATAACAGCTTCTTCACTTAGATATAAACTATCAATTAATTCTTTCAACTCACCAGGTATATGTCCTCTTTGTCTTTGTACTTGTTCAGCAGTTTCTTTTAGTTGATGTTCAATTTGTTTTTCCATCAATTTCTTTTCTGCCTCATCCATACCCTCATATTGTTTCCAAAACTCATGAGATGCTTTTACTTCAACTTCAGTACCATTACCTAATGTAATTGTTTTTGAACATCCACCTTCATTAGCATCTTTCATAGCATCTACAAATTTACAAACATCACCATTAGGATTGTTTTTACATTCTTGTAATAACAACTCATAATATTTTCTAGTACCCGCTTTAATAGGTAAATTAAGAGTATTCCAAGGTGCATCAGTAATTTCTAAACCCTCCCAAGTTTCGTCTTTATAAGAGTCTTCAATATATTGATTAATCTCCAAATCAGCAGCTATATTCAATAACTCTTTTTCTGGATAATCATCATACATTTGAAGATGTTTAAAAGCGATATGTAACAACTCATGTTTCAAAACAGCAATCTTAACATTATCACTTATTGTCTCCCAAAACTTAGGACTAATAACTAATTTAGTATTAATACCGTCTTTAGCAACACAAGCTGTTTGAACAGCGTCATTAATTTCTTTATTCAAACTAATCAAAAACAAACCATAAAATGGTTCTTTAAACATTAATGTTTTTGAGTGTTTGGCAATGTCTGCGTGAATATTATCTATCATATAATTTATTTTATATTAATTTAACTATTGAGCCTCGGTTGAAAAAACAATATCAACTAAACTCTCCGCAGCTGAATTACTTATTTTAAATTCACGGTTGATATTATCTAATAAGAATTTTTTAACAACTTCTCCTTCTTTACCCGTTTTAAAGTTATTTCTCAACCCAGTACCAAATGTTTTCCAATCACGTTCCCATCTAATACCCTTAGTACTTAACACCTTTAAAAGACTTTTTAGGTTAGTATTAGATGATGTATAATAACTTGGTCTAAATTTAGTTGTATGCATTAATTCATTTAATAAAAATGAAACTGATAACAACATATGATTATTAACAACCAAATTAGACATCATTTCAAAACCTAATTTAACATTAGCTTTATCAGAACTAAATAACATATCACGAAGTGTTTGTAAATACTCATCATCAAGTTCAATTCCTTCTTTGTTTAGAGTAACAAACATATCTTCATCAAATACAATTCTTACTTTTCCACTCATTATTTCTTTTCTGAGTTCAAAAAGTATATTCATTAAATTTGATAAACGAGTACTACGGTATAGATTTATATAAGTACCTTTTACTTTAATAGTATAAGTATCATATAAAGTCTTATCAGTTGGATATTTTATTCCTAAATTTCCTTTCTCCATTTCTTTAGCAGAATACTCAGAAATCATTGCTACATTATCTTTATCAGAGTTATTTTTTAGACTTTCTTTAAAAAATTTATAAGTATTTTCATTATTATCTTTTTTACTTATTTTATTTTCAGCAAAATCTCCTTTAATAAATGTATACTCTTTAAATTTACATTCTTTAAGCATTTGTATAAAGTGTCCTCTATTAATAATAATAACATCAGCTTGATTATAACGAGATGTTTTCTTCAATCCATTATCATTAATAAATTCTTTTAATTTAAATCGAGGTAATTCACTGGCTTTAGAAGCATATACCTTATCTCCTTTGTTAACAGTGTTTTGAGAATCATTTACAAATTTAAATAGTGATTGGAGTTCTTTACTATCATGTTCATTAATGAAATAACGACTCTCACCACCCCAATAATTTACAAGTCTCCATTCTACCGTATTATTTTTACTCCAAGATTCACTAATTTGTATTTCAACAACTTTATTTAACATAACTTTTTATTTTTAAGATAAATTAAGAATTGAGGTTAGGAATAGTATATTTTTCTCCTAGTTGCTCTACTATCCTAACAGCATCAGCTGTTTTCATATAAAACATTTCACGGTTATCACTTACGCGTACCGCGTCTAAATGAGCATGAAGTTCTTGTTCTAATTTATATGAATTGAAACATTTAAATGAATAAATCGGAATCCAAGGAGTTGGAACACCAGTTGCGCCTGAAATTTCTTTTGCTCGTTGGTCTACATCCCTAATAGTCATTCCTATTTTAACCATTCCAGGACAAGAACCATTTACTAACACATAAACAAATTCAGTTGGTGTTAATGAACCATCTTGAGCGAATGGAGAGTCTTCATAATAAGTGACTATATCCCATCTTGGATCTTTAGGATCAGGTGTTAGAGTAAAAGCAGTTGCTTTATCACATAGTTGTTCTGGGGAGTAATTATTACTAATAAGCGGTTTATAAAAATGAGCTTGTTCTTCAGTAATACGTTTTATATCTCTAACACTCATTGTACTCCGTTATTAAGTTCTTCAATAATAAGTTCTAGTTGTTCTTCTTCAACCCATGGATTACCATCCACATCTAAAACATTACCCACATAATACAACCCATCTACACACTTAAAATCCTGTTTATTCATAATTTATTATTTTCCAAAGTAAACTTTTTGTTCAACCCTATGAAGTGAACTTACTCTAAACATTTTATTCCAAGTATTTTCATCTGGTTGATTATCTGGATAAGTAGTTTTAAAAGTTACTTTCCTACCTTTTTCTAAATTAATAGGTTCACCTGTCATAGTACGCTCACCAAATAAAGTGAGTGAAATAAGGTCTACAATAGCTTCAAAATACTCTTTCATAACTGTTTATTTTTGTTTTTATAGATTCCAAATAAATTTTAGAAAATCCATTAACCAATAAGTAACACAAAATGAATAAAACATCATTGCTACTTTAAAGTGAACTAATCGTTCTAAATCTTTTCTATTATCATGTTCATTAAATTCCATAGTTTATTTATTTTTATTTTTTACTCGGCATCATCCCAAAATTCACATAATTGAATTAACTCATAACCAAGTTCAGTTCCATTTTCAATTACACCAGACATATCACCTACAATATGCCATGAGTCATGAAGTTCACCTTCTTGACATGTTACATGATAAGTGTCTGATTCAGTTTCAACTGTCCAAACAGTTGTTCGGTAGATTGCTTTGTCTGTAATTTGCATAACTTTTATTTTAATTAATCAATTCCTAATCCTTCATACTTAAACATAGCATTGGTAGCGTACTGTTGAATCTTTCTTAGAGTAGTCATTTTAGAGACCTCCTCCAACATTTTCTGTTTATCTGTTTCCTTAATGTTAGTTGCATCAATAAACTTAATAAACAATTCTTTTGCTTCATCTACAGTTCGGGATGAATAAATGTCTGTTATGATCCCGTTAATTACAGATTTAATTTCCTTCTTCGCCATCTAATGCTTTTTTAAGGTCATCAATCATTTTAGAAATATTATCTAGTTTTTCCATCATACGATCAAATGAAGCATCTAGTGATCGTAAGTTTTGCTCCAGCTCATCCATTTGCTTTTCCATATTTTCCTATTTATATATTAATATACTAAATTTATTTCAGGTCACGCATTAACTCATCATGTGCTTGTTGAAGTTCTTCACTTAACAATTGTTTAGCCAAATGAGTGTCAAACCTAAAATTTCCTCCAATATGCCACTCAACTTGGCCGTTGGGGTGAAGTGGCTTATGTTCTTTATAATCATAAACAGTAATCACATTACCATCTTCCATTTCTAAAAACCATTCCATGTTTACTTTTCCTTCACCATCATTTTGTTCAAATGTTGGTTCACCAAGTAAATACTTCATTTCGTTAGGTGTAGCGTATATCAAATCGTTGAAAAAGCTAGTACCGTTAATCAATTTTGGATCTCGTAATTGTCTAAAATGTATACTATTCATAACTTTTATTTTTTATTTTTTTCTAATTTCTGATTTTCAATAACTAAGGCTTTATATAGCTTACTTTCTAATTCATCAACAATCTCAGTATTTCTTAATTTACCGTAAATTTGTGTGTAACCTAAAGCATAAACTAACTCATTTAACTCTGCTTGACTTAACTCTAATTTCATAACTTCTTATTTATATCTAAATATACTAATTTAATTGCGGTCAATTAACAACCCATTTGGCGTTCAAGTTCAGCATCAATTCTTAGTTGATGTGGCTCCCACTTAGCCCAACGTTCGGCATTTGATTCTTCACTTTCAAGTGGCCATTTACTATTATGTGACCAATTATCTGGAAACATTGGATTCAAATCCTTGTCAGTAACCTTACTATTTAATAATTTGATAACTGCGTCGTAATGACGTTTTGGTAACTTAATTAAAATCTCTAACTGCATCTTATTCATTTTCACTTATTTTTATATATTAAATATACTAATTTAATCGCGGTCAATTAACTTCTTGAATCATATTTACTAACCATATTATCATAAAACTCTTCAGAAACATTATCCCATTTACCATCACGACCCTCATTAATGAATAAGCGGTTACTATCTTTAGTAATGGTATTGTTTCCAATTTCTGGGTATAATGACAATGCAATATACTTTTTATTTCTTTTCATACTTTTGAGTTTCAACTCAATCTCGTAAATGTTTAAATCGTTCATACTTTCTTATTTATATATTAAATATATGTTAGGAGTTGCGGTCATTTTCTATTTTGAATGGCCCATACTATAAAAACTATTAATATCCACCAAGGCATAATTAATATTAGAGCCATCAAAATCACATAACCTATATTTTTTATTAATTCCATATAATTAAAGATACATAATTAGTTGCGGTCATTTTTATTTTTTAATGTGTATTTGTGTGAAGTTAGGGTAAAATAGAAATTTATGTATAATATATTCGGGTGTAGTAGAAGTAAATTTAATACCCTGGGAATTTAAATAATTAATTAAGGATGTAGATATTGATGTAGGTAATTGTATTTTTATAGATGATGGATTATTATAATATATAAATTGTTTTGGGAAATGTGTTTTAAGGAATTGTTTGATTTGTGTATTCATACTTTTTAATTTATATACTAAATATACATGAATAACCCCGGTCAGTCAAGGATCCTACCCACTTTTATAGACCATTAATTTTCAACGCTCTATATATACTTTGTGTCGACATAAAAGGTTATAAAAAAGAGAGTTTTGCCCCCTCGCATTTTATTGCGAAAGGGGCAATTCCGAAGCTCCATTTATGTTTATTGGTGAGTATATAGGTATATATGCGTCGATGTGAAAGATTGTATTCGATCTCTAAACACATATCCTTTTTTACGGGGTCAGCCTCTCCCGTCGATGGACCTCAATTACCGGGGGTCCTTTAAAAACAGGAATCCTCTAACACCCGTATAAGCTATCCTTCGTCCTCTGACATCCCGTCGTCCTCATAATCACGTATGTTATCATCATATATACCACTATCG